AGTACGAAGATGAAGATGAAGATGAGGAAGTAGAAGAAGACCCTGCTCCCGCAAAAAAATCATTCTGGAAAAAATAATATAAAGGGGAAGTAGTGTGGCTATCACTGAAAGTAATTTAGGAAAATATCCATATATTGCTCTAGCAGATGTAAAAGATTATCTAAGTATTAATAGTGATACTCATGATGGTAGATTAGCAAATGCTACTAACTACGCATGTGGAGTTGTAGAGCACTACATAGGTAGGGAAGTATTAGCTAATAACTATCAAGAAACTTTTGATGGTGGCTTCAGTTCGGTTTTTACTTCTCGACTCCCTTTAGCAAATGTGTATTCTGTTTTTGAATATGACGGAACTCGTTATGAGAGTTTAGACCCTCCAGCTTCTGGAGGAACTATGGTTAATTTAGATACAGATAATCATACTATGGACGTTTCTGGGGACACTCATTTAACTACAAGAATTAAAAAATTTGGACAATCTTCAGTATACTTTGATGGAGATGGTGATTTTATAACAGCCTCTAATGGGGACGATTGGTGGTTTGATACAGACGATTTTACTATTGATGTACAAGCTAGATTTGCTAGTTTTAGTGCTTCACAAGTTTTAGTGGAACAATATCAAGATGCTAATGATTTTTGGCAATTTAGATATAATGCTGTAGAAGGGCTACAGTTTAGAGTAGTAGATGCAGGAACTGAAGTTATGAATGTTGCACACGCTGCTACTAGCGGTTATACAGCTAATACTTTTAATCACTTAGCAGTAAGTAAAAGTGGAACTTCTCTTAAACTATTTAGGAATGGCACACAAATAGGTAGTACAGTTACAGTAGCAAAAACTGTAGATGCTCCAAACTTTAGTGGCGACTTACTTATTGCAAAATCAGGTAATACAACTCCTGCACATTTTACAGGATATATGGATGAGTTAAGAATTTCTAAATCATCTCACTATTCTGGAGCGTTTACCGCCCCTGAGTATCAACACTTAACAGATGATGACACTGTTTTGTTACTTCACTTTGAAGGAGCAAATGCAGACGTCACTGTAAGTGATTCACACGCATCTGACGCTCAATTTATTTTTAAAAAGGACACAGGAGAAGTTAGTAGGAACGTAGGTTCTGGCGCTGGTTACCAAAAGTTAAGCTTACATGGGCCGAGTACTTTTCAGAACTTTCCTCAAGCAATTAAGGTTAATTATCGGGCGGGGTATGAGAGCGGAGAAATTCCTTTTGATTTAAAACTAGCTACTCTAGATTATATTAAATTACTTCATAAAGAAGAGCAAGACCGGGCTGGATTTTCTCTAGCAGGTGAATCAGTCAATAGGCCCGCTCTTACAGCAAACTTCCCACCCCACATTAAAAGAGTTCTAGATTTATACAGGATAATTGAATAATGGCACCTCCTGCAGGGATTACGGCATTTAGAGTAAGAATTACTGAACCAGAATTGCTGGATAATTATGCTGATTTTTTACGTGGAATAAAAAGGGGCGGTAGACCTATTGTTGGAGGAAAGAGAAAAAGCAAACTACGCGGCGAAGCAGCACAAGAAGCAATAGAAACCCAACTAGGTAGATTTGTTCAAGCAAAAGTTAGAGGGGGTAACGTCCGTCTTCTTCCAGATTTTGAGATTAACGCAAAAGAAATATCTGCGCCTTTGGCTGCAGCTCTTGGGCTAGAAGACGTAACAGAAATAGAAGCAAAAGCAACTCGTGGAGGAAAAGAGGGAGCGACTATTGGACAAGCTTCTCCTTTTGCTATGGAAGGCGGGCAACAAGTAGGATCACTATCTTTAACAGAAGCAATAAAAACAGCAGCAAGACAAGCTGACCCAGGAATAGATATACAAAACAAGGAAGGGGTATTAAGAGCCGCTAGAACTGCTTTAGGAGGTGCTCCTAAATTTTTTGATTTAATTAAAAAAAATGATCCTGATTTATTTATGCGGTTTTATCAAAAAGCAAAACTTCTACAAATTGCTAAATATACAAAAAGTAAAAGTGGAAATGCTCTTTCGTCAGTTGATGTAATAAATATATCATTTCCTTTAAATAAATTTACTGCTCCCCAACCTTTCACTATGGAAAAAAAGGATGCCGCTCTTGTTTTAAAATTAACTGAAACTTTTGAAAAACAGTTAATTAATAGTTTATTAGCCACTGCTCCAGCAATAGCAACAAGTTCAACAGAAGATTTTGTGGACCAACTACAATCCTTACCTGGCAAAGCAAAAGTAAGAGGTACAGCAGCAGGCATTGATTTTGATATGATAATGGAATACCCATCAGGCGCTAGTATTCCAATGACAAAAGGTAGAATTAAGGGGACACGTAAGCGTAAAGGCGAAAGACAAAGAAGTATGCAACCCACTATCACTAGCGCTCAACTTACTGCATCTATACAACGATCTTTGTATGCGCGTATGCCAAAAGGCCCTGTAAAAGGACCTCCCTTAAGTGAAGAAATTTTAACTAATAGAACTGGACGATTTGTTAAAAGTGTTTTTACTCAAATTAGAGGAAATTTAATTAGATATTATTATAATCCTATTTATCAAGTTCACGAAGGTACTGGAAGAGCACCTAGTGAGACGATAGAAGGTAGTATAAGAAATATAACACAAAGACAGGTCGGGAGACAATTTAACATTCTGAAAGGATTTTGATTACATTTTTATTAGATGTAAAAAAATAAGGATTGCAGATACTAGTAGGGTCTGTTATACTCAATAATAGACTAGGGAAAAATAAATGGCAAATAGTCGAAGAAGAGAAATCGTAAATTTCCTTGTCACACAGCTGAAGTCAATAGACAAACAAGCTTCTGGATTTGATTCAAATTATACATATAATTTTAATCTATCAAATAATGTTTTTAGAAGATTAAAGTTTATAGACGAAGTTAATGACTTTCCGTCTTTATATGTAACTGCGGGAGTCGAGACTAGAGCTTACGACACTCAAAGTTTTACTACAGCGAATCTTCCTTTGGTTATTCGTTGTTATGTAAAACAAGAACAATCTCAAGACGGCTTAGAAAATATAATTGATGATGTGGAACACGTTATATATGGTATAGGATCACAAGCCGATAAGGGAATTTTACAAATCAGTATTACCAGTATATCAACAGATGAAGGATTAATAGAACCTTATGGTATTGGCGAAGTTAACCTAAATGTTATATACGAATTAGAAGAATAATTAAAGGAGCTTAAAAAATGGCTGCATCGCTAAATTTACAAAGAAATACAAAAGTTTTTTACTCCACCGTCGATCTTAACGGTGGGGCTGCGGCTACTACAATGAGTCCCGCTAATACCTACGAAGTAGAAGTTTTAGCTGGATTTGCTTTTAGTCAATCTGCAGCAACTCAAGATATTACATCGCTCGAAAGTGGTTTAACACCAGATCGTTCTACACAGAGGTTCAATACAGCTATTAACCCGGTTGATTGGAATTTCCAGTGTTATTTAAAACCCACACGAGCCACTGGAGTAACAGGAGCCGCAACTACCAACCAGCACGAAAGTGGTAACGCATTACCAGTCGCTGACTGGTTCTTATGGCAAGCACTATTAAGTGCTACGTCACCTGCTACAGGCACACAATTACAAAGTGCTTGGCAATCAACTGCCGTAACTACTATTGCAAAATGGGAGAACCGTAATCGTTCTGCCTCTGCAAACGTTGCTGCTTGTAATCCAAACTTTGCTACTGCAACAGAAAACCATCTTTACATGAAAGTTGATAACGTTGTTTATCAGCTGGCTAACGCCGCTGTTAACCAAGCGTCAATTGATGCTGCTATTGATGGAATCGCTACTACAACTTGGACTGGCTTTGCCACCAATCTTGTAGAACTTACAGGAGCACCAAGAAACGTTGCTATTAACGTCTTTGGAGGTGTTCTAAACAACGGTACTACTGTTGCTTCCGCGTCTTCGATTGATATCTTTAAGACTAACGGTACTACAGTAAACACTTCTAAGTTCCATCCTTGGAACTCTTATAATGTTGCAAGTGCTGCTACTAGCGCAGAGTTTATTAAAAACCGCTTATCTACAATTGATATTACAGATGGGTCTGGAGGTACAGATCCTGCTAAACACACCTTCCCCGTTACAGGACTAACATTCGATATTAATAATAATATTACATATCTAACGGCGGAAGAATTAGCTTCTCTTAACCAGCCAATCACTCAGTTTACTGGAGTTCAATCCATTACTGGTTCGATTAGTGCTTACTTGAGAAGTGGCGGAGCGGCTGCTGATAACTCAGCAACCTTCTTACGCAATATTGTTTCTAACACAGCTACTCAAACAGCTCAAGGTGCAAGCGCAAACCTTAAAATTGGTGGCGCAACAGCTCCTTACTTTGCTATTGATATGCAAGCGACTCAATTCAGTTTCCCAACACATACTATTGAAGATGTTATTGGAATTAGTGCTGAATTTATGGCGCAAGAAACAACAGCGCAAAAAGGTGCAGGAGCAAACGTAACTTTCGTTACTCAAGCCGCGTAATAAAATAATTTCTAAAGAGGGGTTAGAAAAAAATTCATGTGGGTGTTCATCGTGTTAACAATGTATCTAGCTTATCCCCTCGGCTGGATTCAAGTTGAAATCGATGGACACCCTTTTTATTTATGAAAGGAGAGGGGAAAATGAGCAAAATTGCATCCCTAATGGCGACTGATACGGTCGTCGATGTTGAGTTTCCAGATATTGAAGGATTCACCATCAGTTTAGTATATTTGAATAGAGAAGATTTGGTTAAGATTAGAAATCAAAGTCTATCTTTTAAATTTAATAAAAGAACTCGTCAGAGGGAAGAAGAAATTGATAATGATAAATTTCTAGCTGCATATACAGAAAAAGCAGTTAAAGGCTGGAAAGGTCTTAAAGTAAAACATATGCCTATGTTACTTCCTGTTGATATTAGTGGTATGGACGGAGAAGAAGATATTGAATATTCTATAGAAGAAGCCAGAGATTTGATAACTAATTCCACCATTTTTGATCAGTTTATTACTGATACCATGAACGAGTTTGAACAATTTTCAATTACTAAAAAGGAAACCGACGAAAAAAACTCACAAACTACCTCCGTAGCCAGTTCCAAAACGGGGGGATGAGCCAAGAGCAGTATCTCTTAATGTGTGAACAAATGGATTGGGAACCTGATCCAGAAGAGATGCCGCTAGAACCAAAAGATTTATCTTATGAAGGACAAGTTGCTTTAACTTTATTTCAAGTATTACCCGATAAAATAGAGGGTATGAATGGTGTTTGGTTAGGAAAAGATTTTGCTGGTCTTGGAGATATTATGGAACTGTATGGAATTGAAGGCAATAGAGAAGCCTTTGATTTACTTTTGCATATAATAGCAGAAGCTTCTAAATTTTACGAGCAACAACGAAAAGCTCAACAAGCGAGAAAAAGCTAATGGCAGAACAAACTTCTAAAGTAAAGATTATGGTCGAGGCCAGAGGAACCAAAAAAGCAGCCAAAGATATAGAATCTGTTGGTCGCCAACAAACTCGTCTTGGTCAAGCCAGCGCTTCTGCTGGTAGACAATTCTCTGCTCAAGCGTCAGGATTAGGTGGACTTGTTTCTGCATACGCGGGAGCGGCTGCTACTATCTTTGCTCTTTCTGCAGCTTTTGATGCCTTAAATAGAGCAGCAAGAGCTGAACAAACTCTTGCTGGAGTTAACGCTTTAGCTAACGCTGTTGGAGAGAGTGGTCCTGAAGTTTTAGATATGATTCAGAGAATTACTAAAGGACAACTATCACTAGTCCAATCAGCTGAACTTGCTAACTTAGCTCTATCTTCTGGGTTTAGTACAGAGCAACTAGAGGGTTTTACTGATGTTGCTATGAGAGCTTCTAGAGCATTAGGCAGAGACTTAACAGATTCATTTCAACGCCTTGTTCGAGGTGCTGTTAAGTTAGAACCAGAACTTTTAGACGAATTAGGTATTTTTACTAGAATTGAGCCTGCTGCAGAAGCCTATGCTGCTTCTGTAGGCAAAGTCGCGAGTCAATTAACAAGATTTGAAAAAAGACAAGCTTTTGCTAATGCAGTTTCAGAAGAAGGTGCAAGAAAATACAAAGATATTGATATCGAAGCGGATACTGCCGCACAATCCCTTGAAAAATTAGCCGCTACGGTTAGCGATCTAGCGACCGAGATTGGTGGAACAATAGCTAACGCTCTTGCTCCTCTTGCAGAAGCATTGACTTCTCCTGTTGCTGCAATTGGTTTAATGGGTGTTTTAATTAGAACAGTTTTCGGAACAGCTATGAGAGAAGCCTCTCAGAGATTGGCAGGATTTAATGCCAATCTTAGAACCTCTACAGACAACTTACAAGATAATTTAAGTAGCACCAGACGAATAGGTAAAGCTAATTTAGCTTTCTCAGAGTCTATGAAAGAAGTAAATCTTAATGTGGCTAGAGCAACTGCTGAAAATGATGCTGAGTTTAAGTCTTTAACTAAAAAAGCTAAAGCTCAAACAATTACAACATCAGAAACTCGTAGGTATAACAAAATAGTAGCACAAGAAATTGCCTTGTTAAAGAGAGAGAAAATAGCACTAGAAGAGAGTGGTAAATCTACTAAGGCCGCAAGTGCTAGAATAGCACTTCTCCAGAGAAGAATTACTGCATTTACTACAGCACAAACTGCAGCTAACGCAAGATTAAGAGCGTTTGGTCCTATAGCGAGAACTGCTGGAGCTGCTGCTATAGGACTCGGTAAAGCTTTAGGAATAGCAGGTAAGGCTGCTCTCGGAGCGCTTTCTTGGATTAGTTTAATTATTAGTTATCTATCCATACTAATTGCTGTCGGGGCCACTGTGTTAGAAGCTTTTGGCTGGTTAGACCCAGTTATTGAAAAGCTTACTCAAGCAGTAAGGTTTTTTAAAGAGCTTTTGGGGGTAACTAAAGAAGCAAGACAAGCATCAGCTGCAGCTAAATCTCTTGACATAGGGGTTGAAAAAGATGCTAAATTTGAGGCAAGACTTAAAGTAAATGAAAATCTTAGAATCGACACGGAACGAAGAATAGCTGCCAGGACTTTACGTATTCAAGAAGCACGAGTTAGGTCAGAAGATCAAAACCTAAGCCGGTTTCGCCGACGTGTTGCCGAAAGAGACCTTAGAAATTTAGAAGCGGCTCAAAAAAGAGATCAGAGGACGATAGATCCAAATAGACAACTCAAGAGGTCTATAAGTGGTGGTGATGTTAGAAGCGCTTTTCAAAGCGTAATTAAAGACGCAGGTGCTGCTGGTATTGGAAGCTCAGAGGCTTTTGTAACCGCTTTTGCTAAAAAATTAAAAGTGAACTTAGATACTAACCCCGAACTAAAAGCCGCTATTGAAAAAATGGGGAAACAGTTTGCTGGAGAATCTGGAGGCTCTTTGCGTGGACGAGAAATATTTGCAAAAGCTACAGGAATGACGCTAGAATCTGCTAATAAATTGCTCGTAGCAGAAGAAGGAGCACTACGCTTTTCAAATGACGCAATTAAAAATGAAAGGACAGCTCTACAAACGATGAGAGCAAGATTTAAAACACAGCAAGAATTTAATAAGTTGTCGATAGAGGCCCGAGCACGCAAGCATGAAGAAGAAAAAATTGAAACAAGTTTGTTACAAACTCAACAACTTCAGGCTAACCTTATAGAAGCTATGCGTAGTGGATCAGCTACCCTAGAACAGCTTGAGCAAAAACGTGGCGCAATGGTAGCTAAAATTACAAAGCTAAAAAAAGAAGAAAGTCAAAGAGCAAAAGACATAGCTTCCGCAGCTCAAACAGATTTAGATGCAAATAATAAAAATATAGAAGCGCAGATGGCGATTTTAAAAGCAAGAAAACAAATAATGGAAACTTATTCTGCTGAAATTAAAGCTTCTTCCCAACTTAGTAAGATGAACATTTTAGTGTCTAAAAATAATGTCGATAATTTTGATTTAACAGTAAAGAAATCAGAACAAGAAGCTTCTCAATTACAACAGTTACAAAAAATGTATGATCTAGGACGAGAGGATTTAGCCACTCAAAGGGCTGGAGGAAAAGAGGCTGAGAAGCTTAACGATATACAAAAACAAAGAGCCGCTTTAGCTCGTACAGCAGAGTTAGCTATTGTTGGGCAATTCCAAAAAATTGTTGAAGAGAGTCAAAAATTAGAAAAAAGTTTAGACAAACAAACTTTAGCATATAAAAACCAAATTACTCTTTTAAAACAGCAAAATGCTTTACAAGACGCTGATCGTGCACTTAAACTAAGTGAGCAAAGAATTAAAAGTGAACAAAAAGCTCTTGCTAATAGTTTAAAAACACTTGAAGCTGAAAGAAATTTAGCTAAAGTTCGGGCAGAAGGAGCTGATTTAGCTAGACAAGGAGCAAACCAGCGAGCAAGTGATATTGCTGCTGAGTTTGGCGATCTGTTGAGTCCAGGAAAACAAAGAGCGCTAGAGCTTAGAATCGCTAGAAGCGATCTAGAAGCTTTAAGATTGTCGATAGAAGCTCAAAAAGATACTATAAGAGAAAGAGCAAAACTAGAAAAAGCTTCTCTAGAAAAACAACAAAAAGAATTACAAGCACAATTAGGTGGTAAAGAAGGTGGTGGTTTAATAGCAAAAAGATTTGCCGCACAAGCAGCTCTCGATAAGGCAAAAATTGCCTCTGATAAATCAACCCGAGATCTACAAATAAAACAAACTGAAGCACAAGTGAAGTTACTTGACAAACAATTAAAAGGTTTTGAAAGTCATGTTGAGGGAATGGCTCGCATACTTGCTGCTGATAGAGTAGCAAGACAAGAGGTGATAGAAGGAGACAAGTTTGCGAAAGGTGGTAGAACTGTAGAACAAGAAAGAACCGCCAGAATGGGTGATGAAGTAAGACTAGGACAAATAGATGATGCTACTAATGATATTAACGCCATTATAGCGGACCTAGCTGATGATAATGCAGGTCTTTTAGGAACTTTAAAGAAAATGAAAAGTCAGTCAACAGAGATTGCTACCCTACAAGAAAAAAATGTCGGAGGTAAGAGATCTGCTGCTGAGGCTGACGCACGCCTTAAAGCACAAGAAGCTCTTGCCGATATCCAGCTAAAGATAAAAAATAACGCAACCATTACGGCTACTGAACTTCAAAAGTTAACTAATGAGCTAAACGAAGCAGGGATTAGCACCAAAAACTTAGCAGCTGCTTTTGCAGACGCAGATAATGAAATGTTACAAATTGCTAAAGATGTAGCTTCTTCTTTGTCTGAAGGCATTGGGCAAGGACTACGAGATTTAAACGCTGCCATGATCGAAGGCACACTAACAATGGAAAACTTTAAAGAAGGATTCAAAGAAACCTTTTTAAATATTGCAAAAGATATTCAAGCAAAAATATTTGATAGAACGGTAGTTAAACCTGTAGAAAACTTTATTAATGAGAAAGTGTTGGGAGCTTTTGGTTTTGGCCCAGATAAAAAGATTGAAGATGCCTTGGTTGCCTCTACTGGAGGAACAGCTATGCTAGTAACTATGGCTCCGAGCGTTGCAGCCGCTAACCCAACTAAAATACTTAAAGATCAGTGCGATGCTGCCGCACTCAAAGTTGAAGATTTGGGTGCTGGAGCAGACACAGGCGGAAACTTCTTAACAGATATGTTTAGTAAAGTTGGAACTGTCTTAGGAGACTTTGGAAGCGCTTTGTTAGAGGCAGGACGAGGAGTATTTGATTTTGTTGGCAACTTGTTCAGCAGTCTCGGAGGCTCAGGCGGAGGCGGAGGCTTCTTTAGCGGCATCTTTGGCGGTATTGGAGACTTCTTTAGTGGTATTTTTGGAGGAGGAGGTGCAAGCGTAGCACCGACAGTAGGTGTTCCTGTTTCTCCTTCTATTCTACCACCTACAATTGGGTTTGCAGCACACGGAGGTTTAATCAAAAGAATGGCAGCAGGTGGGATGTTAAGAGATAGAATTCCTACCTTATTAGAGCCAGGTGAGTTTGTAATTCGCAAGCCAATGGCAAAAGCTATTGGAGGACCAGCGTTAAATGCAATGAACGCTCATGGAACTATGGGCGGTACACAGAATGTAGTAGTTAATATGCATAACGAAGGAACTGCTCAAGAAACGACACAATCGCCAAGTGTTCAAGTTACTCCAGAGACAATTATTGTGGATATTGTCACTAGAGATTTGAAAAACAACGGCCCAATTAGACAAGGAATTAGGGGAGCAATGTAAAAATGGCTACTTATCCCTCAGACGCAACAATTACAACAACTAGTTTTACCACTGTAGGTACTACCAACTATTCAGATACAGGAACTGTTAGAGAATTTAATTTGTCAACTACTGTAGAGCATGTTGGTGAGGTAGTTGCAACAGTAGACGGGATTATTCAAGATACTTCAACATATGTTACTTCTAATAGTGGTAACTCTATTACTTTTGTATCAGCTCCAGGAGCATCAGCTCTTGCACTAAAAGTAATAACTCTTCCCTCTAGATATAGAACAACCCGTATTTTCCCCCAAGTTAGGTATGTAGAGTATAATAACACAGCAGCAGATATTCAAACCATAAACTCAAACGCTTACATAATCAATGGAGAAATACAAAACTTTCCTACACCTACACAAACCCAAGTTAATTCTAAAAACGATTTACTAGTAACGCTTTCTGGTGTTGAACAAACGCAAGAAGCTTATGTTTTTCCAGCGTCTAACACAGAACCAGAAACTGCTACAGGCTCTATTTCACGAAATTTAGGTAGTGGTGGTATTACTATTGGACAGTCTGCTGATACTATCTTGTTGTTAAATTTTGGAAAAAATTTCACTGATGAAAGCATTAAAGCTAGAGGAGCCGCTACAGTGTCCGGAGTAACACTAAGTAGCACTAAAAAGTATGGAAACTCTGCAGCTGCTTTTAACGCGGGAACTGATGTTGTTAGTTTTACAGATAGCAATGATTTTGCATATACAGGTTCTTTTAGTATAGAATGTTTTGCCCGTTTTGAGGACCTTGGTGCGGCTAACACTGTATTTTCTCACCGTACAGATGATAATAACTTTGTTAAGCTAAGTAGGATGGCTAATAATAAAATTCAGTGGACTGTAAAAGAAAGTGGAGCAACAGTCGCAGATTTACAAGGAGGATCTATTAGTGCCGATACATTTGTTCATTTAGCGATTACTCATGATAGAAGTGAAGCACACTCAAGACTTTTTGTTAATGGAACAATGGTTCAAGAAGATAATGCCGTCAACTATTCGATAACTCCTACTGGAACTTTTGATATAGGTAGAATAAACACAACTAGTGCTGCTACCAGAGAAAATTTAAAAGGTTTTATAGACTCTTTTAGATTTGTTAATGAGACAAGAGTTTATGACAGAACTTTTGTGGCACCTAGAACAGAACTCACTCGTATACACACTCCTTTACAATCAAATGATACGCTAGTAATAAGACATTTTGACAGTACTACTGAAACGTTTGATAGATTTACTTCTATGGCAGATAGAAAACCAGATAAAGGGTTTTCTACTTCAACTGAATTTGATGTAGTGCAGTTTACTTCTCAAGGTGGGTATGAAAAACGTACTTTAAGAAGTCGTCGTTCTAAACGTGATTTTGATATTTCATATACTAACATATCAGGAGTAGAAAAACATGCAATTGAACAGTTTTACAGGTCTAGAAATGGTTCATTTGAAACTTTCACTTTTGACTTGACACACATCAATGAAATTGGTAATATACAAGCAAGGTTTGATGGTTCTTTAGGAATTACTCACGTATTTTCTGATGCTTCAAACGCTAGTTTACAAAATAACTATTACACAGTAAAGTTTAAGTTAAAAGAGGTTTATGACTGATGACTACCCGCACGTATGATTACATTTTAACAGTTACTCAACCAGATGTAATCGCTGCAGGAGATACTATTCTTAGTAATGTAACAGCTACTAGTGGAGAAGTAGTAGCTGTTGATGCTGCCAATGCTAATATTAAAGTTAAAGTGGCTAATGTAAATCAAGAATTTGTAGTTGGAGAAAATGCAAGGTCAGTATTTAACCTAGTAGCTTCAAACGCTATTTCTGTTGCTTATAGTAATAGTTCTTCAACTACTGTAAATGGTAATGCCTTTATAATTAATGGAGCAACAAATACTTTTTCTCTACCCTCTGAAGCTTTATCTTTAAGTAATGTTACTTTAGATAATTTTGATGTATTTATAAATAATAGAATTATACCTAAACAAAATATTAATTTTCCTAGCACAACTTTAGGAAATACAGGGTTTGATATTAAACCTATTTCTCCAGTAACTTCTGGTACTACTTTTACAAAATCAGGGTTAAGAGAGTCTCTCACTAATAACCCACAAAGAGTTGCAACTCTTTTAAGTGACTTAATACTGCCAACTATTGATGCCTCAATAGTAGCAGACGAAACTACTGAATTTGAGTATGAAGTTAATTATGATAATTGGGTTTCTGCTAACGCTTTTGCTGTAGACGTTAGAGTAGATACTGGAAATAATGAAACTATCCCTTTTACTGCTGCTTCTTTTAGTGAGCAAAAAAATGGGGCTAACTTTGCTATTACTAATGTTATAAACTCTAATTACATCAGAGAAAGAAATGCTTTCATCCAAAACCCTGTTGTTAGATTATATAGTATATACTACCCGGGCGAGTGGTATAAACCGAATGAAGAAGGTAACCCGACAAACGATGGAGAAGGTAGAAGATGGCCAGACGGCTTTCCTCTTAGGTTTGCTGAAGTTAGGGGAGATTTAAACGCTGACGTAACTTATAATGTAGAATTTGGAGGGGTTAACTACACCCCTATGCCTATCAACAGCGGCGGATTAGAGATAGACTCTTCGGGTAAAATTAATGAAGTAAGTATTGATATATCTAACTTTGATGGACTAATTACGCAAATATCTGAAAACCCAGATTTAGTGGGCAACAACACTTCCAATGCTTGTTACGCTGTTGTTAACGGCGAAGTACTAACAGGAATTGACCCTAGAACAATTCCTACTGACGCAACTTATGCAGACTCAGAACACACAACAGTTTTAGCGGCACAAAGAACAAAAGGCTTAAATTTTAGCCAAACAGTTAGAGATGCTTATGGAACCGACAATGCTTCATTTACTATAAGCACTACGGCAGACGTAGCTGGAGAATGGAAAAGAGAAAAAATGGATTCTCGTGATCTATTAGGTGCGGTAGTAGAAATTAAGTCTACTTTTTCTAACTTTTTAGATTATTGGCCTGAGTATTCTAGAGTAGATGGAGCTTTTGCAAACGTGGTTGAAGTTAGTACCGCATTACCTTATAGGGTTGGAGATAACGTAAAAAGTAGAAGTAATAGTTTTATAGCAACTATAGATGCAATAGAAGAAAATAGGTTTATATTTACAAACGCTGCGTTAGAAATAACAGTAGGAGATCCGTTGTTAATTGAAAATATAGATAGTGATGATGAAGCTTATGTAGAAGATGTATTTAAAATTGATGCTTTATCGGGGTTAGATGAAAAAGTTGCTACTTTTTCTTTAACAAGTTGGTTACAATTTTTTAAACTCAGAGTTCCAAAAAGAAAGTATTATAAAAATACTTGTCAGTGGGTTTATAAAGGAGAAGAGTGCCAGTACCCCGGCCCCGCTGGAGGGACAATTCCTGGGACTAGTTTAAGTGCAAACGCAAACCCAATTGCTGCTAATAATCAAACTGCAGGTAGCACTCAAGGAGATGAGTGCGGTAAGAGTTTTGAATCTTGTCAGATTAGAAATAACACTATTCACTTTGGGGGCTTTCCTGGTACGGGTAGGACTATTCCTAAATAATGACAGATTATGTAAACTACTTAGGCATAAAACACGATTATCAAAATGTAAATTGTATTACTTTAATTGAAAAAATTTATAAAGAAGAATTAAAATCTGACGTTTTTAAAAGTTTATGGACACATTTAAATTTGTCAGAAGGCAAACCCACAGAGGGTAGAAGATGGAAGTTTAAAATTACTTTAGAAAAAATAGAAGAGTGGATTGCAGCAAACGCACAAAGAATTAAATTAACAGACATACAAGAATATGATGTAATAATATTTAAATCTAAGAAAAATAGACCAATTCATTTTGGGATGTATGTAGGAGGAAATAAATTTATTCACATAGAAGAAGAGTCTTCATCTATGATTTCGTCCTTAAACCAAATATGGAGAGAACAGCTACATAGCATATATAGACGTAAAGAGGGGTAAAATGTGGTATGAAAAATATAAAGGCTTTCCTTATAAGCACTTAGGGAGTAGTCCAGAAACTGGAATAGATTGTTTAAACTTAATTAGACTAGTATATAAAAACGAAAAAAATATTATAATTCCCTACTCTACTCAAGATTTTTGTAATATTGTAGATCAAGATTGGTATAATAAAATAGATACAAATCCTTTTACACAATTTAGAAACTCTAACCTAGGATGGGAAGAAATATTATTAAAAGACGTTTTACCTTTTGATGTAGCAATAATGAGTATTGGATCAACTAATAAAATAAATCATTGTGCTTTATTAGTAGAAAAAAATAAACTTTTACAAACAATGATAGATAGAAACTCTTGGATTTCTCCTTATGGAAACTATTATAAACAATACACTTTAGGGCTTTTTAGATGGAAAGGATTAGCAGATGACTTTGTTTTCAACATTAATTAACGATATGGGTAAACACGCACAAGCTGAATACCCCAAAGAATGTTGTGGGCTTGTAACAAAAGACTTTAAATACGTGCCTGCTAAGAATATAAGTCCTTTACCTAAAGATACTTTTATTGTTGACCCAGAAATACTATGGGAATATGAAGACAACTGTTGGGGAATATTTCATTCTCACCCAGGAGAAGAGAACCCTATACCTAGTGAAGAGGATAAACAAGGAGCCGTGTTTGAAGAATTTAAATTTATTGTAGGATTTAGTAATAAATTTTATATTTATTGGCTCGATAAAAAAATAGACGCAATTAAATTTGACGAATTTAAGGAAGAGTATTTAAAGTGAAAATTACGCTAGAATTTCATCGTTCTTTATTGAAATATACTGATGGGGTAAAAAATCACACAATAACTTGTGATGATTTTACTTCTTTAGTTTCTGCTATTTCTCACCTATTTCCAAATCTTGGAAATTATATTAGAAGAGTACAAGCAACGGAAGTTCTAGAAAATTTATGTTTATTAGATAAAAATAAAAAGTTAATTAAATCTAGGGTGTATGAGTTCAATAAATTTAAAGAAAATCACTCATCATTATTTTTAGTTCCTATGATGGCAGGAGCTGGAGGTAAAAAAGGGTCATTTCTACAAATTGCTATAGGTATTGCTTTAATTGGTGCTACTTTTGCTTTTCCTGGCCTTGCTGGGACTCAACTTTTAGGAACAACTCTTGGAAAAATGATGATGTCAACAGGACTAAATATGATATTAGGGGGGATAATGGGGCTAATGCAAGAAACTCCTAAACCTCCAGAAAAACAAATAGCAGATAACCAAGAAAGAATAGATAATAATATGTTTTCTGGTCTCCAGAATACAACTTCAAGTAATAATAATGTACCTGTTAATTATGGGTTACCTAGAGTATCTGGACAATTAGTGAGTGGGTTTGTAAAAAGCTTAAACCACGGAAAAGGTGATCTTATAAAAGTGTCTGAGAGTTTTGGGACATGATTACTTTAGTTATACACTCTAATTTAAAACCATATTTTAAAGATAAAAGAGAACTGACTATTAATTGTCGTGATTATCATTCTTTAATGAGTTTTATGATAAATTCTTTTCCAGAGTTTAATATATTATTGAAAAAATTAAAAACTAATTTTAATAGAGATTTCTTCTTTTTGGATAAAAATAAAAAAAGAGTTAACTTAGCAGACGTACAAGCTAATAAAAAACTAGAAAAAGATGCTGTTTATTATTTAGTGCCTTCTTTAATAGGTGCTGGTGGTAACGGGGGTTTTATGCAAATAGCTCTTGGTGTCGCTATTATGGCAATGGCTTTTTACCTGGCTCCGGTCGCTCTAGGAGGCGCGGGCATGTTTTCTGGAATGGGAGCAACAGCTTTCTCGGTAGCAGGTATGGCTGTTACTTATACTAACATAGCAATGTTTGGCGCTTCAATGGCTTTACAAGGAATAATGAGTATAGTACAGAAACCTCCAAATAGGGCACAACCAGGAGGCACTATTGTCGATGATGGATCAAAAACTCAAAATAGTTTGTTTACTGGTGTAAATAATACTATTGAAGTAGGGTTTCCTCTTGGGATGAACTATGGAGCGACTAGAATTGGAGGACAAATGATAAGCGGGTACGTAAAAAGCTTGAGTCATGGTAAAAATGACATAATCAAAGTTTCGGAGAGTTTTGCATAATGAGTGTATATAAAAAATATACCAATGTTAATGGAGGGTCTGTCCCTATCATATCTGGAAGCAAAGGAGGAGGAGGCTGTTTTCCAGCAGGATCTTTAGTGTCTACTCCTCATGGAGAAATTCCTATTGAAGATATAAAAATTAATGATAAAGTATATTGTTTTGATGATAACGATAAACGTTGGGCATCTTTTGTAGAAAAGACTTGGGAGCATGTTCCTTCTAAAACAGTAGGGTATATATTAACTCTTACACATGAAAAAGGTGTGTTGCGAGTCACAGATAATCATTATTTATATGATGAGAGTAATGAATATAAAGAAGCTAAAGATTGGAAAGTTGGAGAATATCTAACTTTAGAGGACAACGATTTTAGTAAAATTTTATCTATCGAAAGCGAAGATTATTTAGATGAAACGGTATATAATTTAACAGTTAATACTTATCATAACTATATTTGTCAAGGAATTCGCCTGTCTAACAAAGGCGGAGGAAAAGGAGGAGGTGGAGCGAGGGCGGCTGCAACAGAATCTCCTAATACATTATTTTCAACTGACATTTTATTTCTCACAGTTGCTTTGGGAGAAGGTCCTATTTATAGAATTAATCCTAACGGCCCCCAAGATATTGAGATTAACGAGGGAGCTGTTGATGACTTAATTAATATTGATGGAGACGGAGAAGAAAATAGTGAAGTTTTTAAAACCTTAACGACGACAGGAACTCTAACACAAGAGCCTTTAGCTGTGTTTGGTGCTGAGACTATCACTCCTCAAAATTTAAATAACGCTGTAAGTTTAAAAAAGGGTAATGTAGAAGGTATTCCAAAAGCATCAGTTATCTTACAAAATACTAGCGCAAAAGATTGGGACAAGATAAGATTTAACTTTATTATTCAAGGACTTCAAAAATCTGATGGAAACGGTAATGTTTCGGGTTCTAGTGTTTCTATTACTATTCAAGTTTTTGATCGAACAGGTACAACTTTAATCGCTGAATTAGGGGAAGATGGTAGAACAGTTAGTGGAAAAACCAACACGAGATTTAAATTTCAAAGAGATATTTTAATTCCAGAAACTTCTAGATCGCTTGATGGATATAAATTTACAATAGAAAAAACTTCTTCTGATAGTGACTCTAACAGAACTCAAGACAATGTTCAGTTTGTTGGTTGGGATGAGATAGAGTTTGACGATATGGCATATCCTAGAACTTCTTTAATTGGTTATGCTATTAAATCTTTTAATGAGCATGAGGGTAGAGTTCCCACATTTACTTCTTTAATAAAAGGTCTTTTAGTTAAAGTTCCTGCTAATTACAATCAACCTGTTTTATCTAATGGAGAAATAGATTGGAGACAGCTTGAAGTTCCAGAAACAGGCACTATAACTATTAATGGAGAATCAACTCAAGTTGGTTATACTCAGAGAGGTTACCGATTACAAACCACTGTAGAAGGTACGGCTAAAAGAAAAGTTAGTTCTATTAGCATACAAACTAACGGATCTGGATATGCTTCAGACGCTACTCCTTCTGTCACTATTTCTGGAGGAGGGGGCAGTGGTGCCGGAGCTACTACAACAATATCTTCTAACAAAGTTACTACTATTAATATATCAAATGTAGGAAGTAACTATACTACTACTCCTACAGTGGCAATCGCAGCCCCTGCTGCTATAACTTTTAATGGGGCATCCGCAGTTAGTGATGGGTCAGAAACTATAACCCTTTCAGGACATCCTTTTGCTACAGGAGATCAAGCAACTTACAGCGCTGGTGGAGGTACTGCTATTTCTGGAACAGGTGTTAGTGTTGCTTCTGGGGGAGTATTTATTATTAAAATTGACGCTAATACAGTAAAGCTAGCAACTAGTGCGTCAAACGCTAATGCAGGAACAGCTATTGATATAACATCAGGATCTGGAGCTAGCCACACACTAACCGGTATGACGGCTACGGCCACCGTGACACTAACCTCAGAACAATTTAATGCAAACCCGATAATTTATCAAGGTGTTTGGGACGGTACTTTTGTATACTCTTGGACTCAAAACCCGATTTGGATTGTTTATGATATTTTAACAAATAAAACCTATGGACTAGGAATAGACGAAGAAAATATAGATAAATTTATGTTCTATAAAGTTGCCCAATATTGTGATGCCTGTGATTTTACTACAGGAGGTTTTGTTGGAGTAGACGGGTTTGCAGACGGAACCTTTAGGCATAAACCTTTAGGATTATTCTCAACTGTTAGAGAGATACTAGTAGGATTAGATAGAGGTGTTCAAGTAAAAGAACGCAGATTCATGAATGATATTAGTATACAAGAAGATGTTCAGGTAATGGATACTGTTAATAAAATTACTTCAACATTTAGAGGACTATTATATTACGCAGGGGGTAAAATTACATTAAATATTGACATACCAGAAGACACCCCTGTTGCTATATTCAATGACGCAAATATTAAAAGAGATACTTTAAAGTTTTCTGGAACTAAAGAAAGTGACATCATAACAGGAGTAGATGTATCTTACATCGAACCCGCGAACCACTTTAAAAGAGAAGTAGTAAGAATTGATGACCAAGAAGCTTTAAGAGATAGAAATCAAATAGAAAACATTACTACTGTTGATTTAGCAGGAGTTACTCGAAGAAGTCAAGCATCTCGATACGGACAATATTTGATTGCGTCTTCTAAATATTTAAGAAGACAAGTAGAATTTCAATGTGGAGTAGATGCTCTTAATCTAGTAGTCGGAGATGTTATAACTGTTGCTACTAAACAAGGAGGGATTGCTTATGGATTTGGGGGAAAAGTGGCTGCGGATTCTCAAATAACAGGTGGGGGTGTAACAAATGCTAATATTCTTTTAGAACATTTTACTAGTCCTGCTATTACCGCTAGCACTTTTACTAGTAATAATAACCCCCTCGCAGTGAGAGTAATTGGTATGGCATCCGATAGAATTGACTATTATCTAGTAGACAATGTTTCTTTTACTGCAAACTCTACGGGTAATGCAGACTCAGGTATAGATTTATTAGAGATTGAAACTGTAGCAAGATTTAATTATAAAACAAAAGCTTTTGCTAGTGGAAGAGACTTTTTAGCTAACAATGTTCCTAAAAAAGGAGATCTTTGGTCTTTTGGAGAAACAGGGAGTGACCCTGATAATTTTTATACTTCTCAGAATGATAGACTGTTTAAAATTACTTCTATAGCAAGAGGCACAGAAGAGGATGTAACTATTACAGGAGTTGAATATATTTCTAATGTATATGTTGATTCTGACTCTTTAATTGCTTATGTACCTGTTAGGTATGATGATACGGTATCTCCTCTAACACCGCCACCAGCACCCGAACTTAATTTATCTTCTAGACCTAGAGAGTTGGGTGATGGTTCTGTCACAAATGATTTATTAGTTGATGTATTTACTGATCAAACAGGATACCCACTTTTCTTAGAAACTGATTTATCAATCGCTAGCCCTGATTTTAATTTTGTTCCTTACCTAACTTCCAATGCAAATACAGGAACAACAACTTTTACCGCGTCTAATAGCTCTCCTTTAGCTAATGGAGAAGTGTCTATCTTGTCAGGTAAAAATGGTTTTAAAACTAATACAGGAGAAATAAAACTGTTAGTGGACGCAGTAACAAACCCTGATGTAACAGATACCTCTAATGGGAACGTACAATTTAGTATTAAATCTTTAAATCTGGCTTTTGATATTAATCAAATGAAACACGTTTTAGAAGTTAATGATGGAGGAGGAGCTGTTGCTAACGTCTTAAAAGGTTTTGATAGAGTTTCTTTTGATTTAAATCAAAAACTCAATACAGGAACTGGATTATTAGGATTTGTCGATCACGGTACTAGACTTACTCAATATAGTGCTAATATTGTCTCTCACTCTACAACAATGGATGCAGGAACAATAAAAATACAAAACGAACACTCTGGAGAATCAACACTACTTGACCAACTTCCTACTCCTCCTTTCTATGTTTCTATTAATCAATTAGTAGATACTAGGTTTATGGATAATAGGTCTTTATATATTTCTGGTAGTAGTTTCACTGAGATACATAGCAATGTTATTACAGGAAATCTAACTGCTAGTTCAAGTTTTATACAACCTTTAGTAAGAGGTGCACCTTTTAAAGAATCAGTGAGAGTATTTATAGATGGAATAGAAAAAACTACAGGAGACTGGAATTTTACTAGCTCGGCTAATGATTCAATAACTGTTCCCGGCTTAAGCACAGAAGCTACAATTAGAATAGAAGCAGAGCATTATACTGTTCCTGCCGTCGAGCCGGGAGATAATTTACAGTTTCATTCTGGAAATGTTTATTCTATAGTTAACGCTTCTTATTCTACAGATAGCGCTGATTTTAATGCCTCGTTAACAGCTAATAATATGTATAGGGTAACTTTAGGATCTCAATTACGTTCTAATACTAGAGGAACTGTAGCTGTTAATATTAGCCCCGATCCTATAGGAACAACTAATAATGTTTTCGGTAACAGTTTTACTTTTGATTATAACAAAACATTATTCCCAGGCTCGTTCTCTCTCGCTAATAATGCCATCTACTCCGTATTAACTCCAACAACTTTTGATGGTTTTCAAACGCCCGCTGATAGGTTGGTAAGAGCAGTCGATCCCGGACTTTACGTATTGAGGGCACAAAACGTTAACCAAGCAGGTAGAAGAAGTCCTATTGTAACCGAATCTATTTTAATTAATGAAATACCTATTCAAAGAGTAGAAAACTTACTTATCTCAGAATCTTTATATATTGAACAGTCTGTTGGTGCTGTAACAAGGGTAACAGTAGAGTTTGATCATCTCCAAAATCAGAGTGTTACTGACTATGAACTTTCTTATAAGTTAGGGGGCGAAGCTGCAGATTTAACTTCTTTTAATACCGTCAAGCTTCCTTCTACTGGGGTAGACACTGATGGTAAAATGAGATTTACTATTAACAATGTTGATCGTGGACTAACCTCTAGTGTTAATAATATAACAGTACGAGTTACTGCTTTAAATAAAGCAATTAAAGGAGTAACCTTAGAAAAAAGCCAAGCTATTTTAGGTAAACAAGCACCTCCACAAAATATTCAAAACTTTAGTGTTTCTCAATTAGGAGAAAACATTCACTTATTCTGGGCGTATGTTACTAATGCAGACGGTTCGTTGTTTGACCCAGATTTAAGAGATATTGTCATTAAAAGAGCACACGGCACAGTGCAGCCCGATGACTTTGCTTCTGCTTTTGTTAATGCTCCAGAGTTCATTGTAGTTAGTTCTGGGTCAACCAGAAAAGTAGCTGCTATTGACACATTTGGAACGTTTACTTATTTAGCTAAAACTCGTGATACTAGTGGTAACTTAAGTACAGACGTAGTTGGTGTAACTTTTACCTCAGTAAAATTAGCCGAGTTGTTCTTATTACAATCTTATAGTGAAGATAATCCTGGAGGTAACGTCGTATCAGGGGTACCGCTAGATAATCGAACTGAATTTAACTTCCCAAGTTTAGCAAACTCAAATACTGCAGGCTTATCTATATCCGCACAACCTACTTCGTTAGTTGATAATGCTAATGGTACTGCTATAGGATTTTCCGTAATAAGTGGTAGTCCTACTGATATTTTAGCTACAGGAAGTCAATCAATATATCAAACACAAGTAAGAGATATAGGTGCTTTAACGTCTGTTAGTTTAACGGCTAATATACAAGGCACAGCAACCACCTCTACAGACTGGAATACTCTACACCAAGATAAGGCCACAGGAGTTACAGAAGTTAGTAGTGACAACACTATATTGAAAGATACAGGGTTAGGTGGTTCTGAAGGGGTAGGCACAGTTCTTGGTTTTAGTAATACGGTTGCAGCAGCTGTATCTTTTAATGCCCCAAATCAAACTCTAACAAGTGGTGGAGCTTCTGGTAATGTTTTTGCAATTTGGAATGATGGACAGTATTCAACTACGTTTTCAGACGGAGCGGGAGTTAAAACTATTACAGCAATAACACAAGCAGAGCCGGGTATTATAACTGTATCTGCTGACCATTTTTTAGCAACGACTACCCCTGCAACAAGAAGTA